GGCCAGTCCCCTAGAAGGCGGTATCTAATCTAGGATAAAGTCAGTAAGGACTTAGACAATTCCAGCCAAGAACTCTCCGGCGGCACCTTCGATATCTTTAACGATACCTCCGACAACCGGAATATCCTCGACAGTATGTACTATAGAGCTGAGAGGTCCTAAAATTCCAGCAGGTTTGGACTGTACCTTCTTAGGTTTCCACTGCTGAGTCGGGCCCGATCCGACTACTCTGTTCTTGCGGCGATGGGACGACCTTAGCTTTGACTCCGCTAAGGTCGCAGCAACCTCAGGAGCGTTGTGCTTCGTCTCCATCCCAACAGCGTCTTTGGCGTTATGGGTTGCCTGTGTAATTACATTTGGATTCTCACCTCCTTCAGAGGCCGTCATCAGACCCCTAAGAGTCGTATCAGCCGGCCCGGGAATCCACTCATACCAGAATGCCACTTCAAAGTTAAAACTACTATTTGGTGTGGTGTTATTAACAAATAATACGTCTACAGCCCCAAAAATAGAGATGTCCTGATAAGTTTCGATCAGGTCATCATCAGAATCATTGGCTGATAGAAAGTAGTTCGTATAAGTTGATGCTTGTTGCACTTGAACAGTTTTAGAGGTTTGTAATCCTCTAGCTGTCGAAATCAGTGCACTTGTAACAGGGTGATTCCCTGGGGCAGAGTACCTTGTAACTGTACCTGCACAATCTAAAACCCTACCAATATAACACATCTTAAGACCGGCTCCAACGATTTTATAAGAGCCGTTAGTGTTCGTTACGGGTGAGTCAGACAAAGTAGCGTAAGAAACACCACCTGCCGTAACATTAAAAGCATCAGCACCTAAAGCGCTAGCTCCGTTCGTGAAGGCTATCACACGAGCACCATTAAAGGGATCAAAAGGTGTAATAGCAACGAAGCCCTCCCCTGAGGAGCCTGTAATCATTGTACCCTGATAGTATGACCGAAATTTTATAGACGGTCCTGGGTCTCTTATTGGGTTACAAGGCGGTTTATTAAAGATCCCAAAAGGGTCCATTCTGGCCTTTATAAAACCTTTCTCACATTCTGACAGAAAGGTTTCTGAGTTAACGTCGCGCACCTCGGTATGAATCATTGCCGGGGCTTCAATTATTTTTGATCTAGAGATGCCGTTAACTGCTTTAACAGAGTCCACTTTACCTCCTTGAGCAACCGCGGGCATGGATTCCGGTTGCATAAACGTGTTTGCCCTTGTCCTAACACGCGCAGATCTTCCTCCTCTACCTCTTTGTCTCCTAATTCGACTAGAGGTCCCACCTATATATAAGGTGGATTTTAAATCTCCAATGAGAGAGGATAGTTCGTCAACCTGTCTTTTGGTGACAACTCCTCTTCTCCTTCCTCCTCTGAACTGTGGCGCTTTGCCTCTTCTATACATTCTTCGTCTGTATGGTCTTCCTCGACGTAAGGGAACGTCTCTAAGATCTTAACAATAACCTTGTTGTTGTTTACGTTCTCTTGACTTTCGTACCCATTGGAACTGGGATTTTCAACATTAAAAGATCCGACCATAGCCTGTTCAGGCTCGATTTTCATTATACCATAATTCAGGTTAACGAAATTAATTTGTCTTATTGCTGCCATACGGGGTACTGTAAACTTCTTTCGGAGCTTTTCATAAAGATTTCGATGTTTACTTAACTTTGTCTTCTTTAGCATTTCTTCTTGCTGACTAAGATCAGGTACTCCAGACCTAACCGATGCATTAACAAATTTCTTAGCATCAGTCAGATCGTTACCATCTCTGATTGTTTTAAAAGGGGCTACCGTGGGACCCTCTAAGAAGAAAAGTCTAGTTCCAGATTTCTTAACTCTACGTTTAAGCATAGAAAGCCTAAGCAAAGCATTATCATACTGCAAAGGTGTGATACTATAACGCCACCCAGGAACAGGTGTGTTACCAAGACCACAAAGACCCTTTGGAAGGAAGTAATTTCTATTCTTACTTTCCTTTTTTAATTCCTTATCATGGATAACTAGATACGCTCTGAACATTGAGAGAGCGACTGGATCAGGTAAATTTGATTCAATAAATACCTTATCCATAGTAGACGTGAGTGGTCTCTTAACCTGTTCCTCCTTTTCTACGTCGTCTTTACTCGTAGTCACTCGCTCTTGAAGTTTCTGTTTCCCAAAGAATAGACCTATAGGAAATTGGACAGTCTGTGTCACTCCATTTTCTTCCCTCCGTGTATAAAGGACACCTTTTTTATCCTCTTGTAAACTATTTACATAAGTCTTACCATGGATAGGTGCCCAATAATTTTGGCTGTTAATTTGACAGAAGAATTTTGATCTAAAGCTTTTACCTGGGGACATTTCTAGTCCAAAAGACCTCCCAATTCTAACATGGTCGGCCCAAGCTTTTTCGTTACCAGGGTAGAGTATATCATCGCCATTAATAAGAACAGGAGACTCGTTCTTCAACTGTTCTACCGTTACCGTAAGATCCGATTTCTTTAAAACGGACAAAAAAAGTGCTAAGTTATTTAAGCACAGCAACGGAAAAGAGAGTAGGCTTCCCATAAGTTGGCCATTAGTCTGCTCTATATAGACCTGTTTAATTAAAAGATACCCATTTTTGAGTTCTTTATTTTCTGGGTCTTTTCTAGGTAGAAGCTTAATAAGCTCCCTTATCGTAGCAAACGTTAGACCTCCGTCCTTAAGCTCGCGTTCCTCTCTATCGCACCAGTCTTCTCCATATTCATCTTTTTCAATGTCTAAGTCAGAGGCCATAGGGCCCTGCCATTCGAAGCGTGCGTTTTCTGGCAATGTTTCGATGAACTTTATAAACTCCTCTTTCTCGTAGGATGACATCTTCTTCAAGGGTTTTAACCTCTTGTAAGTCAAAGTATGTCTAAAAAGTGTCTTTTCAGCGAGAAGTCGTTGGATGTCAAAAAATTTAATCCTATCACTATAGGTTAAAATCCAACTAATCGGACCCTTTAAGTTCCGGATCAGGTATTCCTGAAGAGGTAACCTTGGTCTTTGGGATTTCTCCCAATCTAAAACGGCCGATCTTAGTTCATCGTAAGTTAAAAATCTCTTTGTTTCGGTGTCAACTGTCTTCTTATAATGTCTCAGTAGCATAGAGACCTCCAGATTTTCAAAAACCTCCCATAGAATCTTTTTTGAAAAGGAATCCGAAAGATTGTCAGTAGAGGACTGATAATCACCAGAAATCCATGTTAGATCCTTTCTTGGAAAGATTGAATTCTCATCCAGTCTTTTAATGTCAATCGGGTTTAGGGGAGCTCCTATTAACTTAAAGCAGTCATACCTTTTAAGGTGTTTATGAAAGACCTGTTGTATTCCTTTGCTCAAATAATAAGGATGAGCAGGTCCCTTTGTAATTACTCTTAATTTCAAAGGTTCCTTAATTATACAAACTCCTGCCTTAAGGGGTTTCCTACTATTAAGCTCTTTAAAAGCTTTGGTTAATAGAGGTTTCTTAAATTCCCTAGTCCACTCAATCTCACGGCCCGAGTAAACTGAAACATAGGCTCTTCGCCTAAAAAGTGAGTAATGAGGATCAGTACAGGTTATCAGTACGTTATTTTCTTCTCTCATTCCCACAAAGACCTTTTCGGAAGACATGATCATACTATAAAAGTCATTTTCAATCCTTAAGTCTTCCTCGGATAGTTCATAGTTAGGTTCTGGTTCACCACCAGCCTCGATAGCTTTTAGATTTCGGGACTCTTTTGCAAGTCTTGCCAAATCACTATCCGTATAATCCGAAACACCCTCTTTTTCCAGAGAAAGCCGTACCTGTTCTCTATCAGCGGCCTCTAAGGCAGCCTCCTTTTCGATACGATCTATTTCTTCATCATCTGGTGGAGGGGAGAAGTATGATGTCAGGCGGGGGGGGTATGGGTATAACTCAAGGTCACCAAAAAAGACCGGTCCATAGCCCATATAATTCGCATATGACTCAGCAGCTAGTAAACTATTAACACCACCGTTGTAACGGTTGGATTCCCAACATGCCGAGGTGCTAGTTGCCCAGGAGAATTCATTATTGTTTCTATACTCGTCAAGAAGAGATAGAAAATCATCGGAAATCTTCCACGAAAAGTCCCTAAGGATAGGTTTCATGTTCTGTAAATATTCCTCGGTTAGTTCTCCTTCTTGTTCTAAAATGTCCTCAGATAACATTGAGTGTACATGTTTCTTACATTGTACATATATCATGTCATCTGGAAGGGGTTGACAAGCCCTTTTAATGCCTGACCAATTTGTCCAGAGTACTAAATTACTCTTCTTTTTAATATTAACTCTACTATATAAAAAGCGCCTAAATTTCCCCTTAGGTTGCCAGGGGTTTTCTCCCGATGGATTATCTTGAAATAAATCCATAGGGAGTTCGACTACCTTTTTCATCTTCTTCCACATCTCTTCATATTTTTCTGATATTAAGAATGTCGGTAGTTGCTTGATGAGAGAGCTAATATGCTCGGTTTTCCTGAAATCCTTTTCATTACCACAGTAGCAGTTAGGACATTTTCCCTTGGGATCGACTGATCCAGGGGTGCAGTCTTTGCAGAACGAGAAAAGTTTAAGTTCTTTTCTAAGAACGTCCATAAATAATACCACCGTAGAGGCTTGCAGAAATGACTGAATTTGTTCGGTCATATCTCTGCGAGGTATCGTAGTCTGTGTGATAGCTACCTTAATCTCATCGAATAAAGTCCAGAGTCTATTAAGACTCTTGTCTATATATTTGGTTTGGTTTTGGTTGCGTGTTTCACTGTTCTCGTTAATAAGAACAGGGAAGCTTTGATCAACAGTGATCCGGCTACTTTCCTTTACCGTGGCACAGATACTCGAAAGAGC